CTTGATGCCGTACAATAAAGCTTCTTTTACTTTATTATCCGTGTTTTGCCATTTTCCCGGATCAATGTCCACGCATCTCTTGACCCATGAGAGTTCCTCCCTGGGAGCATTGATAAACTCACTGATGTCAGGATGATCAAGGTCAAGATGAAGTACAACAGCACCATTCTTGTAGACTCCTCCACGTCTGAGTGTTTCATTTAATGTTGAGTAGATTTTTCCAAAGGATACTGGGCCAGAAGCCGTAAGACCTTTTCCGTTTTCAGCTCCTTTGGGTCGGAGCTTAGATAGATGGACCGCAACTCCCGCGCCAAATCTGAGTCCATGGGATACATATCTCCATGATGCTTCGATGCCATTTTCTCCCTCCATAGAGTCTTCTACGACGAAAACGGTGCATGAAACGGGGAGTCTAGATTCAGGATTATCCAACCATGATTGGACCCGCCCTGTGCGAGATATTAATTCTGCAGTCATTAGAATAAGTCAGATAGATCAGGTGGTTTATAATTTGGTCCTTTTAAGACCTTTCCATCGTCTCGATAAATAGGATTACCCTCTTCATCAAGCTTGGACATATTCGATTCATGGACTCGGTTCAAGGCTTCATCCAAGAACCATCCCATGTTTTCAGCAAACTGATAGCATACATATACTAGATCAGCTAGCTCTTTTAATGCATGTTCTTGGTGATTCCTACCATGCATAAATAACATCCCTTCAGCTTCTAGAAATTCCTTAAACTCCTCTATAATTAACTTTTGCTGTACAGCTCTTGTCATTCTGTCAGCACTATTTTTGAGGTTGTATTTGGTACGGAATTCCTTGGCCTGAGTGGATAAGAAAGATTTCTTCATGTGGCCAATGGTCAACTAAATTTTTGAGTGAATTACCTAGTACAAAGTTTTGCTTTTGAAGGGCCATGAATACTTCAATAATTTCTTCTTTATTATCATAATACCCTTCTGTTATTTTATCTCTTATTACTCTCATCTTCAGATCCTGTTCTACAGTTAACTGAGTAACTGGGGGAGGGATTCCATAAGATGGGTCTGTTCTTTTTGAAGTCATAGTCATCTACTGTTAATATACGAGCAAGTCTAGCATTTACTAATGCATCTTTTTCCGTAAGATCTTTATCTGTAAAAGCTTTTACAACTGTTTTCCAGCTGTATCCCTCTTTTTTGAATAGAGTCTCTGCTCTTTTAACTCCAATTCCAGGGACTCCGCCATATCCGTCAGTTTGATCGCCAGAAAGACACTGGATAAGGTGCCAAGCAGCTCCGCTTTCTTTTGTGACTGTGAATTTTGCATCTAGGTTATATAATTCCCCAGGTATCTGCTTCATATCTTTATCAGGAGATACAATTATGTTACCTGGGTTCTGCGTAGCGTATATCCCCATTGCATCATCAGCTTCTAATTCAGGCATGATGATAACTTCAAACTCATCCTTGAGTCTGTTGATAACGCGTTTGTAGCCGCAAGGCTTTTTCCGATTCCTATGTCCCTTATAGTCAGGGAGTATCTGTTTCCTAAAATTCCTTGTATCGGAGAAGAATAGAATTATAGGAGTGAATGACCCAAATTGGTCTCGAATTTTTGTAAGTTCTCTGTAGGTGGCGGATAGTGCATCACTAAAGTTAGAAGTGACAAGGATAACATCATCCCCAAAATCAACTTCAGTTTCTGCTGCCGCGCACGACTTGTATACAATGTAGTCCGCATCAATTAATAATTTCATAGTTTAATGTACGTCAGCCCAGGTGGTTCCGCTTTGTGATTCAGCAGCGACTGGACATCTCATGTTGTAATACTCACCAGCCTGTACGGCAGTAAGTTCGAGGAGAAATTTCAAATCCTCTTTGTCTTTTTCTTCGCATTCAAATTGTAATTCATCATGAACGAATGCAACTTGTCTAGCGGTTTCAGGAAGATTTTCATTTGTTAATACCATCCATCTTTTGGCAATCGTCGCCGCCGATGACTGTAAGAGATAGTTGAGAGACTTATGCCTCGAGTCAACGAGGATACGACGGTTGTCGAGTCCATAAAGAAAACCCCTCTCACTAGCTTTGTGTACTGCTTCCAACAGTTCTTTAAGACCTGGAATGGCAGCGATATAAGCTTTCCTGACTTCCTTACCCCTCTTCGTAGCTTCTTCATCATTTAATTGCTTATCAATTGATACTCCTATTTTGCGATCCCCAGCCCCGTAGAGGAAGGCGTAGGTGACTGTTTTAACATCTCGTCTCGAAATTCCGATACGCTTTGCGTTGACGGAATGGATGTCGTCGGTAAGGAGGATTTTGGTATAGCGTCCTTCATCATATCGGGCGAGATAGTGGGCAAGCATCCTGAGCTCAATACCGCTAAGATCGGCACCGACCAATATTTGATTTGGAGACGCCGTAAATAATTTTCTGAATCGTTCATCACTAGGTACTTGTGCTAAATTTGGTTTACGATGAGCACACCTAAATGTATTGGTGGCTACTGAACAGTGGTGGTGTATTCGGCTAGACGTCGTAACAAGCTTCTGCCATGCGTTCACGCCTTCTGATATCATCCCTAACTGCTTCGTCAGATCCAGTAGTGTCAGAAATTGGAGAGCAATATCCGTCCCAATATCCTTCAATACCGTCTCGTTTATAACTGGCTTCCCCGTAGAGGTCATTAATGAGGGTTTCCAGCCATAATGTGTTTGTAGTATCCATGCTATATGGTCACGTGAGGTAGGATTTAAGTCTTTGAGCTTTGTAAATCTAGCTCCTTCAACATATCCTGTTCGCTTGTTAGTTCGTTTAGGACAAAATTCCGATCCTCTAACGTAAGCGTGGCGTTGCTGTAGTAATTGAGTAGTACTTTCATACTCTCTTCTGAGAGTTTGTTCAAGTTCCCGTGCAGCTTTTTCGTCAAAATACCATCCATGTTCTTCTTGTTGGGTGAGGATTTGTGCTACCTGATGCTCTAATGTAAGCCACTCAGGTATGGGTGGAAGTGGTCGCATAATTTCTTTGTAACAACAACATCTTGTTCACAATAGTCTTGCATTTCCTGTGACCATTCAGACCAATCAGTAGTCTTTCCGTAATCACCCTTATGTTCACCTAGACGGTACCCATAAGCTTCTAAGCTATGTGAACCATATAATTTAGTAGGCATATCTTTCCACTCATTCTTCTTATCTATATCATATAAGTTAGGATGATATAGGCGAGATAACAAAAGAGTATCAATAACAACAGGAGGATACTCAAAGAAAGGATAGAGCCTTTTAATGAGAGGTAGATCAAAGCCAATAATATTATGGCCAACGACCCTTTCAGCCATCGTGATCCATGATACTGCTGTTGTGATACTGTATCCTGCACCTCCAGCCATTGGGAGATCCTTAGGATTTTCCGAGTATGGTTCATCGTTGAACGATTCCGTCCTATCTTCCTCAACCCAGTATAGCGAGACACAATGTATTCTGGTGGCATTTCTTAATAATCCGTTAGTTTCTGTGTCAATTACTAGAGTCCCTATTCCATCTATAGGTTCTGTCCACGAATCTTGCTTTTTCAATTGCTTCCTTAGTAGGTGGGTTAGGTCTATGTAATTCTAAATTATCCTTTCCATAAAATTCTACTATAGGCCATGCCATATCACTTTTTCTAACACACCCATTTTCTTTGGCAACATGTTGGTACCATGGGTGTTCATACCCTCCATCAAAAATCCGTGGTTGGATTGAAAACTGGTGTTGTCGTAATTTCATCTTCAGTAAATCTGCAAGTGGATAAGTCGTAAGTTAGTTCACATGCGACACCAACTTCGCCTGAATAGCGGTTTTTAAGCACTCTAACAGTCGTAGGTTTTCGTACAGTGTCGGCCTGTTGATCGACTTCGAGGGCAATAACTGAATCTGATATCTGAGCAATGCTGTGAGATCCTCTAAGTGAGGACAAACTAACTCTGCCTCCTTCTTCAGCACTGTGCTTGTCATTACTCGCCCTCCGTAAGTGTGAAACTAGAAATAATGCTATACCAGTTCGTTCAACAAGTGATCGTAACCTAGTCATAGTTTGGTCTATCATGCGACGTTCATCACCATCAAGACCTGATAACAATATACTTAAGTGATCGAGGAATATAACACGACACTCCAATCCGGTTGCCATGTATTCAATTCGATTATATATAAGATCCGGTTCGAAAGAACCAAAGCCGTCAAAAAGATAGAGATTCCAATTGGCAATCGAGGATCTAAAAGCGGATTCGAGTTCTTGTTCATTTTGTTCTCCGAGATGTAGGTTCTTACCAACAGCTGTGGACATCAATCCAAGTGCTGTTCTCCTATTACTTGCTTCAAGCTCCAAGATCCCAACCGATTCCCCATTCTGGAGTAAGTGAGTTGCAATGTGGCGGACGATTGATGTTTTTCCGGCACCAGAGCCAGCAGTAAATGTTGTAAGTTCTCCATACCTGATCCCGTGTAATTTCTCGTTGAGTCCTTTGAATGGATACTCATGATCAAATGGTTTCTGTGGTGTTTTTACAAGTTCAAGAAGTGTCTTTCCATCAATAATACCATCCGGTCTATAAGGTTTGGCATCCCATATCGCCTTTCTAATGGCTTCAGAATCATTAGCTTGTAAAGCCTCCGAGGCATCCTTGTATCCATCGAGATAAGCGATCTTCGTCTTGCCAGGTGGTAATACCCCTGCCGCTTCCTCCGCTGCCTTACGGCCTGGATCGTCGCCATCGAAGAACAATACGATCTCATCATAGCCTTGGAATAAGGGTACTTGCTTCTGTATATCTTTCTTTGCTGACGCAGCTCCGTGAGGGAGTGAGACCATCGGCCATGATGGCATCGCTTCATAGCAGCTGGCTGCATCTAGCTCACCTTCAGTAACAACAATACGTTTACCAGAAGTAGGAAAGAGATGCTGACCAAATAAGGTATCAGTGGAAATTCCTTCATAGGTGAAAATTTTTCGTTTATTTTTTATTTTAACTCCTTGGAGGACTCCATCTTTCGTAAAGTATGGAAAGCGTAGAGTATCTCCGTCTCTGAAAATCCTGAAGAATTGACAAGTTTTTTGAGAAAGTCCTCTCCTTCTGAGAGTTTCAGCGTGTCCTTTGAGTTCGACATTGGTGGACATTTTCTGACTGTGAATAACGGTACCCTCTGCGGGTGTATAAGTTTGACACACGAAACAGAACTTGTGGCCATCAGAGTAAACAGAGTTAGCATCTGAAGAGCCACATAAGTCACATGGTTCGTGAGCCACAAATTCTGAATCGGTCATATCAACCATTCGAGTGGAATATCATGGAAATGTGTCCATGGTATGTTATGACGCTCGCACCATTGTGCATACGTCGTTTTACTTTGTTTTGATATTTTATTATAAGGTGACTGAAATACCATCCTTAAGTCTATGTCAGGATTATCCTTCTTGACTGCAAGAATTTTGCGTCTGTCTTTTGCATCCCAGTATCCCTTTGCTTCGAGGTATACATGGTTTGGGAGACAAAAATCAGGGCTATAATTATGCTGGATGGTATAAGGAACCTTAGTAGATTCGTATTCATAAGAGACACCAAGCCCTTCAAGTAGATCAGCGATCCTCTCTTCGAGCTTGGATCTAAATTTAATTGGTTTATTATGCTGGGCTTTTAACTTATCAAAAGCTTTCTGAGCCCAGGCTATATGATCATCTTTAGAAGTCTTCTTCTTCGGCATTGGTGGTTTCTTCTACAGCAGCAGCTTTATACCCACTTGTTTTACCAAATAGATCAGCCACTTGCGTTTCATTTAAGTCACCTGAATCAGTACCAGCTGCTTCCTTATTTAATTCGACAACTTGTACACCAACCAACTTAAGAGAACTACCATAGGTAACCCCATCCCGTAGAATGTAAGGCTTTTGATAGAAACCCAGTTTAACAGTAGATCCGCCATATAAAGGTGTCTTAGTATCTGTTACAGGTGTGCCCTCCGTGTCTACCACGGGCGGACGTCTCTCTTCATTCCAAGAGAATTTTAATTTATATTTTCCTTCTGCTACTTCTTCCCAAGGTGTTGGTTTAAGTGTAGCTCTTTTAGGATTTTTGAGCTTAGACTCTGCCCATTTAAGGACATCAGCCCTCTCAGTTTCTAGCTCGTCAACTACTGATGAGTCAACTACAGCCGATAGAGAATAACCAAACTTACCAGGTTCTAGTATAGCTTGGTAGCCCTCTAGTTTTACATTTTCAGTTACATGTACATTCTTATTAGACATCACATTCTGCTCCATCTAGTTGGTCGAGATCCTTACCAGGCTTCTCGTTAACTGAGTTGGAAGGTGTGAGTGTCTTAACCTCAGCACTTAGTTTATCATAGTACTCTTGGAGGTTCTCTAGTTGTACTTTAACTTGTAGCAGTTGCCTTTCCTTAGCTTTAAGTTCGGCAGCTTTCAGTCTCTCTTCAGACACCACTACTATTGTAGTAGGTGTGAAGAACGAATCAAACATTGAATACATTTAACAAAAGAAATAAGTTGAGTCAATCACGGTTTCCGGTTCAAGGTCACCAATGATCGGTGGTTTAGTTTCTGCACCTATTTGGGCAGCAAACTCGGTGAGATAATCATGCTCTGCAAAGAGATGCATGTATGTCTCTCGTATTATAGCAGATAGATTGTCCATCTCGGTAGCCCTTGTTAACACACTGTCATGAATCAAGGCTATTGGTGCGTCGAAACGCCTGATACTAAGGTGCAGTAGTGATGCATCTAGAGAGTGAATTAGATTGGGTGCAGTAGCAGCCTTATGTCTGTTTAAATCTACCTCATTCATATCTTCAGTAGCTACATTCAATTGGCATCTACCTAGTAGTTGTAAATCAAATACCTTTACCTTCTTTTTCATGATTCGCTGTTTGACTGTGAATCCAGAAGGTGTAACCCATTGAAGTTCTGTTGCTCCTCTCTTGATAGCCTTAGCTACCTCAGTTTCAATCCATTTCATAACTGACATAGGGCCAGGTACAATGGAATCCATAGCTGCTCTAACAGCTTTAACAGTTACCGTTAAGTCATCTTTATCTATCTCTATACCCTTCTCCTTCAATGCATCCTTGATGTAGGATCTATTTGAGAAAGGTTTAGCGTTGTATGGGATAGTCATAACAGTACGTTTTACGCACTTCCTATCCCACACATCATGTAGCGAAATTGGTATGTCAGGTTTAGCACGTTCGGCTACGACCTTGTATGCATCTTGTGGCCTATCATCTGGTATTACATTAACAAGTTGGGCTGTCTTTTTATCTCTGGCGAGACCCGCGAGGATCTGTAGACCACTACATGTAGCGTCTGTTGCTACAGGTAGACCAGTACAGAGCTTGTCTTTCTTTATAACACAGTGATAGTATTCATCGCACGAAGCTAAGAATTGCCACGGCTCGTCGGCTGCCTCCCAGTCACCTATTGTATCTACCGGATACATGGCTACTCTGGTAATCAACCGTTCATTCTGTTTAGTCCATTCTAACCGTTCAGCTATAGTAGACTTATCTAATCCATAGGTGGTAGCGACTTGAAATGCTAACCACTCACCCCCTGCTTCTGTGATAGGTGACTCATTAGAAAATCTAATCAGTGCCTTTCCGAAGTCAGTGTCCTGCGGTGTGAGAAATGCAGGTATGGGATAAGCCCTACCTCTATAGTCAAAACTCCATGGTATCCAGTACTCACGATCTTTAAATCTTTGTACTGCCTCCATGGTCATACGTGTGCGGCAGGATCTCTTGAACTCTGCGGCTCTCTTATTCATTACTTCCGCTGCCGCCCTTCTATAAGCTTTACGAGACTCTTTGTTCTCAGCTATATCAGAGGGTTTTGGTGGTAGATCATAATGAATAATCGGGAGGAACTTACCAACACTTATGCCAGCCTGTTGCAAATGTTCTGCAACTCTGACCGTGAAAGGATTCAAACGATATCCGACCTTCTGTATCTTATTGATAAAGGCCAAAGGTGTTTCTCCCTGTATAAGGCAGGGGTCACCGCGTCTGACTAGATCATGTCCATGCATGACCTCATTTAGTATATACCCTCCAGGCTCATCAGGCTTCCAATCTTTAGGTTCTATTAACATTGGCCAAGCTAATGGGCTGAATAA